TTTCAATAACCACTGGTGGTTTTGTCATACTTAAAATTGTAAATGCTGCAATCATACAACCTACAATAACTACACTTGATTTAAAACTAATCACTTGTTTATTCATATTATTTATTTAGGGATTAATAGTAGTCCCAACAGGATTCAAACCTGTGACCTATTCATTAGAAGTGAATTGCTCTATTCAGCTGAGCTATGGGACTATATTTTGATTTTTATAGTAATAATGGTATCACCATCTTTTGCTACTATAATAGAAGGTTCTGATACTAATATCTCAACCTCTTTGTCATTCACAAAAATACTATAATTTTTATTCTTGTGCTCTTTACAGTAGTTCTTGTAGAGTTCTATGTAGTATTCCTCTTTGTATCTTACTTTGTAAGCATATCTACTGTGACAGGAGTTATAACTTCTTTGCATTAATGGAGCAGCTTTCTCACAGGCATTACTTGTGTGGCATCCTTCTTTTAAGAACTTGTCCACTAGATATGCTAACCTTGCTGTTTCTTGCTCTGTCCACCTCATGTTTCTTCTTTTTACGATTATCAAAATACTCAATTATAAATCCAGTGGCTACAATTATGTTAAGACCAAATGATGTTATAATCTCATATATATCCTCATATACATTTGTAGTAAGATGTACATGACCTACTACCCAGAAGGGTATGGATAAGTTTTGACTTACCCACACCACTAGGTATTTTAGGAATCTAATCATTGTAAGGCATCCAAGCATTTCTGAGCCCATTTCTTATTGAAATAACAATAGGCATTACCCTCATATACTCTAATCACATTTGTAACAAATCTTACATCTACTGTTTGATCCAGAAACTTAAGTGTCTTATCTTCTTTAGTTTCTATTACACCAAGTATGATATTAAAGAACTGCTTCATATCATCCTTTGTCTCAAAGTATATAGTTTCAAATACACTAATCTGTTGATACTGAGAGTCTCTGAATGTCATACTATAGATGTAAGTAGAATCATTCAACTTAGTCTGATATAAACCATGAAATCCCATTGCATGTAAATAGATGCTTTCTGGTTTAACGGTTTCTGTTACTTCAATTTGTGCAAATGTACTTGTACCAAATGCTAATGCTAATACTAATAAAATTGTCTTCATAATTAATCACCTTCTTCAGGATTTATTGGTTTACTATTAAAATCAGGATACATGTTCAGCAGACTTCTCTTGATCAGATTGCCTTCTATTATCCACTTCCTCCCTATTTGAGCTAATTTCTTCTCTCTCAGCTTGTTTAAGCTCATTCTCTTTTCTCCATGCTTCCCAGCTGAAATTCTCAGGTATCTCTCCATATTTATTCATTAGATCTATATAAATCTCCTTCATTCTTCCCATTCTCTAGGCTTTTTAAAATTAATAATTCTTCTTCAGACAAGTCTTCAACCTTGTAATCAGGCATTTCAGAAGGATATTCACCTTCATAATAGGGCTCTCTTTTATGTCCAAAGTACACAGGTCTATCAGACTCATTGTGTGAATACATTGCATAAAGAACCCTAGCAACTTCTTCAGGATATTGATATACCTCAATAAATTCATTATAACTTATGCCACTCTTTATGAATTTCCTGATAGCTGCTAGGGGTTTCTTATTGCGTGTAAGGTACCTCAGAGCATTAAGAATTTGCTCATGACTATACATAAACTAATAATGTTTAAACTTAGAATTCTAAACTTAGATTTTCTATCTCTACAAGGAGTCCTTTATCTGATAGCTCATTCTGCAGTTCATACAAATCAATGTAGTTACCTGTTTTAATTTCACACTTACCTACATTGTGTGTAATCACTGCACATTGTTCTGCTTGCTCCTTTGAATGATCACAATGTATTATCAAGCATCTAATAACATGCTGATAAGTATTGTCTGAATCATTAATCAAAATAAGTGAATGTGTTTTTTCCAAAACCATTTGCTTTAGTTTAAGTTACAAAAAATTTTACATAGCTCAAAGTTTAATTTTAAAGTTATTCCAGGTGACCTTGTTTGGATCATACCCTTCTAGTGCACTTTTCACCCATGTTTCATCCATAGTATTCATGTAACATAGTATGTGAATAGTAGCAGTTTCATCTGGATTTAACCTAAGTAATCTACCTATCCTCTGAGCAGCTTTTCTCTCATTACCATAAGCATGTAGTATTATACCTTGTTTTAATTCTGGTATATTTACACCCTCACTAAGTTGTAGTACACATGATAGCTTGGTGATTTCACCTTTCTTAAACCTAATCAGATTATCATGAGATTCTGGATTTGTACTATGATAGCTATCCTTGCAAATTTTATCTGCTTGCTCTTGTGTATTAGCGAATATGATACACTTAGACTTGATACTTTCAGCAAGGAGCTTTGCATATCTTTCCTTAGATGGATATTCCATCATGGCTTTCATACGCATTACTCTAGCTATCTGTACTGACTTCTTAGTAGTAGCATTATCAACTCTGCTGCACCAATAGTTATAGCTTGCTTGTTCTGTAGTGAAGAATGCACCTGACTTAGCTGAAACTGTTTTGTTCTTACTATCTAGTTTCATCTCATGTACAATGATCTTATAATCATTTAAGATATTGTCATCAATTGCATCATCAGTTAGATATGTGAATACTACAGGGCAGTAATCATTTACCATTTCTCCTTTCTCAGAGTTATCATGCTTTGGTGGAGTACCTGTCAAACCTAATATTCTTCCACTAAAATCATCTAAGAATTTGCGGTGAGAGTGTAGTAATGAATGAACTTCATCTAGTATAACTATGTCATACTCTCTTGGGTCATGCTTACTTAGACTTAAATAAGTACTAAAAGTAGCATTATCTAATACCCTCTCTTTCTTGAACTTATGTGCTTGAGATCTCCATTCTGATATAATAGAAGTCTTAGGAGCTACAATAAGTACATTCTTAAGAGGAGTAACATGTTGTTCAAGATACATTAGACCAACAAGGGTCTTGCCAACACCTGTGGCAAGTCCCAAAGTTGATGCTAATCTACCTTCAGTAGCTTTTAATGCTTGCTTCTGAATTTCATCTCTTGTCATTTTGGTAAATTAAATATTGTTTTTCTAATATATGCACTAGTTTCATCTCCATTAGCAATAAGCTTTACAACATTAAGATGCTTATCTAAGTTACTTAATACTTGCTTATGATTATACTTACCATATGCTTGTAAGAATGCATTAAGAAACTGAAATTTAACAGCTCTATCAGACATACCAATCTTAAGAAAGATATCATTGAAATCTTTACACATTTTCTCTGCATAAGGGTTTGTAATGGTAAAGCTTCCTGTCTTGATAACTGCACTATTTTGCTTAAATCCAGCATTGTTTACACCAATACTAGCAAGCATAGTAATTTCTATATCATACATATTCTTCCACTTGAAAAGCTTCATGTAATCAGGACGAATCATCTTCCATGCATTGATATAGTTCATAAGATCCCATGACTTACTTGAGTTATTCAAATATGCCATCTTTTCAATTAGTTCTTCTTCAGAATCAACTTTCATATCAATGTAAGGAATTGGCTTATCCTCTCTTTCAAGAGCTGTAGCTAAATGTTGACCATCTATTATGTATGTCTTCATTTGTCCTTCTATTATGTTTGTAGTAGTTGTAATAACAGGACGTAGTACACCCATTTTTCTAATACTTGCAATCATTTTTTGTACATGTTTGCTATCTACTGCTCTATTCATAGGTAGTACAGCAAACTTTGAGTAATCATAAGCAAATTTTAATTTTAGTTCTTTTCCAATCATTTCCATAATCATAAGTTTTAAATTGTTAATAAATCATTTAAGGTATCCTAGTTCACGTGCCTCTTTTGGATGAGCATGGCACCAATTATGGCATTCTCTACATGCAGCAAGCCAAGTAGCTTGTGCTAATGTATTTATACCTCTGTAAGCAGTGTGATGTATATCACATGCTTGACTTTTACATATTCCTGGTAGACTAATCTCACACATAGGATGTTTTGTGAGATATTCTTTCCTCATTAAAGTATAAGCTTTATCTAAAGCTTTTTGTTTCTCAGACTTCTGATTAATTCTGGAAGAAGGAGCAGATTTTGGTTTCTGTGATTTACTTTTGTGGCAACTCCAGCAAGACTTACAGTATCTGCTACCTTCATGATTCTTCCAGATAGGTGATTCTTTCTCACAGATACTACATATCTTCAGTTTCATTCTATGTAATCTATTTCATATACATAGATGACATCTGAATACATTACAGATAATGTAGGAGGTGCAACATTATTTATGATAACATTACATGATCTGCTCTTTTCATCTACTGCATCCCACATAGTTATTTTACCATCATCTACTATTAAATCAAATGTTGTGTATGTACTCTCTGCTATATCATCTGCCATAACTGTATTACCTTGCATTAGAAAGTTTATGATTGCATACTTAGACCTTTCCCATATCCAATCCTCTTCCATGTTATTCCAGTGACCAGTAGTAACTTTGTTTGTGTGGACAACAGTCCTCTGAGCTTGAGTTACTAGTGTAAATAGTAGACAAATAATTAATAATAATCTTTTCATAAGTTAAATGCTTTAATTGTGTGTTCAAATGGATTACCCTCTATATTCTTAACTAAGTTAAGCATTTCCTGAGCAATATCTT